AACATGGCAACATCTTCATATTTTGATGGAACAGACACGTTTGTAGGTGTAACAGGAGAAGTACCATTCGGTACATATGAGCTAGAGACAGCTTTTCAGGATGACTGTAATAATGCAACACTATGGTGTGCTAGACGGCTAGGATATCCTATTGTTGATATCGAATTACAAAGCGTACAATTCTGGGCGTGTTTTGAAGAAGCTACTTTAGAGTACACAGCTCAAGTTAATAGATTTAATATACGTGAAAACTTATTATTAGCTAAAGGAGCGAGTACTGGATCTGATTTTTCACATCAGAATATAACTCCAAATCTAGGAAGTCAGATAGCTATTAGTAAGCAGTATGGTACAGAAGCAGGAGTCGGTGGAGACGTTACTTTTTATTCTGCATCTATAGATTTAAAGAACGGTAAGCAGACATATGATCTAGATACATTAGTCGGTATTAATTCAGCTACTGCAAAAGATATTGAAGTACGTAGAGTGTTCTATGAAACATCTCCGGCTATGACTCGATTCTTTGACCCTCACGTTGGATCAGGAGTAGGTTCACAGCAAATGTTAGCTGGTATGGGAATGGGTGCAATGTCACCGGCAATAAACTATTTAATGATGCCGTTATATGATGATTTATTGAGAATACAAGCTATTGAATTTAATGACATGGTACGTAAATCAGCATACACGTTTGAGTTAGTAAATAATCAGCTAACCATATTCCCTAGACCGACAGCAGATTCAACACTATGGATTCAGTATTTACGTACAGAAGATAGAAATAATCTTCTAGCAGGAAATACAGGTGCGGTATCTGATTATTCGAACATGCAGTACACTAATACTAAATACGCTAATATAAACGATCCAGGCAAGCAGTGGATTAGAAAATATACATTAGCATTAACAAAAGAGTTGTTAGGTATAGTTAGAGGTAAATATCCTTCAATACCAACACCAGGTGGTGATACATCGTTAGATGGTGATACATTACGATCCGAAGGTGCAGCAGAAAGAGATGTATTAATAGAACAATTACGAGAAGATCTCGAGCAATCATCAAGACGGAATATGATGGAGCGTAATAGCGAGGAAGCACAATTCCAACAAGACACAATTAATAAAGTACCACTTAATATTTACGTAGGATAATATGGCACTATTTAACTCAGCAAAAGATGCAGCTTTTATTAATAAAGTCAATTACGAGTTGATTGGTGATATAATTGAGCAAAATGTTCATGTATATAAATTTGATGTTAATACAACGGAAGATAATTTATATGGCGAAGGAGCTGCAGAGAAAGCATATAGAAGTTGTGTTAGAGTTCCATGTCTAGTAACTAAAGAAGATCAAGAGTGGGAAGATTCTGAGTTTGGAGTTGATGTAAACCAAACCGCAACATTTGCATTTTTAAAAGATATGCTAATTGATAGAGCTAATATAGCAATAGAGGTCGGTGATATTATTGAGCATGATAATGCATTTTGGGAAGTAGATAATACAGTGGAAAATCAATATTGGGGAGGTAGACGACCTGATGATAGTAATTTATCGGGTGGAGCAAGTATATCTATAGTAGCATCAGCACACTTGACAAGACGCTCAAAATTATCAATAGAAAATACACAAGGACCTAGGTCTAGCGAGATATTATAATGGCACATGATAAACCACATAGAGATAAAATTCAACGAGAGCAGCAAGTAAGACGCGATACAGATAGTAATGTAGATGTAACGTCAGGCTTAATGGATTTAGATGAAACTATCAAGTATTATTGTGAGAATGTAGCACGATTACAAGTGCCTGATAATAATAATGTTGAGCAAAAAGTACCTGTAATATATGGATCACCTGAGCGGTGGAAGAATGTACAAAAATCAAATTTCTATAGAGATTCGAAAGGAAAGATACAGTTACCGTTATTGATGTACAGACGTACAAGTATATCTAAAAACCGCGAATTAGGTATGAAGGTTGATGTTAATAACCCTCTACATCACTTTATTGAGAATCAATACTCTAAAGAGAGTAAATATGATAAGTTTGATGTATTGCAAGGTAGAAAAAAGGTTAGAGAGTTTCAACGTATAGTAGTACCAGATCAAATAGTAGTTACGTATGAATGTGTAGTATGGACAGAGTACATCACACAAATGAATAAGATAATAGAAGCTATAAGTTATTCAGAGGGATCGTATTGGGGTGATAGCAGTAAGTATATGGTGAAAGCAAAAATCGATGATTTTACAACAGCAACAGAATTAGTATCAGGGAATGATAGAGCTGTTAAATCAGATTTTACTATTACACTACATGGCCATATAATACCTAATACAATACAGAAGCAACTACAGCAAGGAAGTGCAAAAACATTTAGTCCATCACAAATCACATTTGGTGAGAAGACTACCGATAATTTAAGTAAATAATACAGTTTGCACTTTCTTTTATATATTTATATAAGAATAAAATTACTCATATTGCAATATTAGGAGAAATTACATGGCTGAAAAAATTATAAGTCCTGGCGTCTTTACGCGTGAAAATGACTTATCATTCTTACCACAAGGTGTTGGTGAGATTGGTGCAGCAATTGTAGGTCCAACAGTAAAAGGACCAGTAGGTATTCCTACACAAGTTACATCATATGCACAATATGTTGATATATTTGGAAATACATTCAAAGATGGTAGTGACTACTACCAATATTTAACATCTCATACAGCGGAACAATATCTTACGAATGGTGGACCATTAACCGTGGTTAGAATCGATGGTCAAAACTATAGCCATGCATCTAGTAGTGTTGCAACAAGTTCTGCAGCTGCTACAACAGACGGTACAGCATTTATATTAAGAACATTGTCAGATGGCGCTATTTTAAATAGCTATAGTACAGAGACTACAAATCATTTATTACCAAGCGGATCAAAAGATAATATTAGATGGGAAGTGACTAGTAAAGATAATAATACTGGTACGTTTAATCTAGTTATTAGACGCGGTAATGATAGTAGTGTAGCGAAAATTCCATTAGAAACATGGAGTAACCTATCATTAGATCCAAACGCAACTAACTATATTAGTAAAGTTATCGGTGATATGAAATATGAGGTACGTGGAACAACAGCTGATCCATACTTACAATTATCAGGATCATATGCAAATAAATCACGATATGTACGTGTTGAAGTTAGTAAGCAAACTGTCGATTATTTAGATGATAATGGTAATGTAAGAGTAGGTGCTGCTTCAGCAAGTTTACCAGCTGTAGGCTCAGGCTCATTCGGAGGTGGTAAAGATGGTGATAGAGTAGCATCAGCTAAATATTACGAAAACATTACAGATAGTAACTGTCAAGGATTTAATTTATCAGATGGAACTAACACAAGTGGTGGTGCATCATATACACAAGCGTTAACTTTGTTAGCTAATCAAGATGAATATGATATTAATATGGTATTAATACCAGGCGCTAATCAAAACATGCACTCAGCTATCGTCGATAAAGCGATAAAGATATGTGAGTCACGTGGTGATTCATTTGCAGTAGTAGATCCTGTAGGATATGGTGCTGGTACTATTTCATCTGTAACAGACGAAGCAGCTGACTATAACTCAAGTTATGCAGCGATGTATTGGCCATGGGTTCAAATACCTGACAATCAATTAAATAAGCTAGCATGGGTTCCAGCTGGAACTGTATTACCAGGTGTACTTGCATTTAACGATAGAGTTGCACATGAATGGTATGCACCTGCTGGTTTAAATAGAGGTGGAATTGACGTAGCAGTTAGAGCTGAACGTAAATTAACTCATACAAATCGAGACGCTCTATACACAGGTCGTGTTAATCCATTAGCAACATTCCCAGGTCAAGGGGTTGTAGTATGGGGTCAAAAGACTTTACAGAAAAAAGCTTCTGCATTAGATAGAGTAAATGTACGAAGATTATTAATTAACCTTAAAAAATTCATTGCATCAACTAGTAAGTATTTAGTATTTGAAAATAATACAAATGAAACACGAAATAGATTCTTATCTACTGTAGTTCCATATATGGAGAGAGTACAGCAAAATAATGGTTTATATGCGTTTAAAGTTGTGATGGATGATTCAAACAATACACCAGATCTTATTGATAGAAACATCATGAAAGGTGACATATACATTCAACCAGCGAAAGCAGCTGAATTTATTGTAGTTGACTTTAATGTTATGCCAACCGGTGCAACTTTTGGTGAATAAGATATTTATTATAAATAGGAGAACAGTATAATGGCAGAGACTATTAGCGCACAACAATTGATGTTTAACTCATTCACCCCGAAAGTGGCGAATCGGTTCGTAATGTCAGTTGGTGATATACCATCATTCATCTGTAAGAAGGTGACACGTCCTGGAGTAACATTCGGTGAAGTTGTAATTGATCACATTAATACGAAACGTAAACTACAGGGTAAAGCTGATTGGAACGATGTAACTATGACATTATGGGATCCAATCGTACCATCAGGTGCACAGCACGTAATGGAGTGGGTTCGTAAAGGATATGAATCTGCAACAGGTGCAGCTGGCTATCCAGATTTCTATAAAGAAGATGTTACTATTGAGGTTCTAGGACCTGCAGGTGATATTAGAGAAAGATGGGTTCTTAAAGGAGCATTTCCACTGACAACAGAAATGGGTGAATTAGACTGGTCTAATGATCAACCAGTAGAAATTAGCGTTACTTTGAAATATGACTATGCAGTATTAGAATTCTAATAATGTAGTAAATGTAATATATGAAAAAAGAGTCCTGAGAAATCAGGACTTTTTTATTGTTTATATATTTATATATACATTAATTACAACAAAGGAGTTATACAATGGCAGGACAAGTTATAGATACGGATTATCCAGGTGATGTTTCTAATAAAGATATAAAGCAGCAAGCAATTGCACGTACAGCAGCAGCTGGTAATTTTGATTTCCCTACTGAAATAGTAGAGTTACCTAGTAAAGGGTTAGTATATTCAAAAGACAATCCATTATCAACAGGTAAGGTTGAAATGAAATACATGACAGCTAGAGAGGAAGATATTCTAACAAATCCAACTCTCATTAAGCAGGGTAAAGCACTGGATATGTTATTTGAATCTCTTATTGTAAGTAATGGTGAAGGTAAATCTATAAAATATTCTGATTTATTACTTGGTGATAAGAACGCTGTGATGATTGCAGCACGTGTATTAGGCTATGGACCGGAATATGATATTAATGTAAATATTCCAGGAACCGAAGAATCTTTCCCACATACCGTTGATTTAACGGAAATCGGTAATGAGCTTTTAGATGAGTCACTATATAGTAATTCAAATGAGTTTGAGTACACGTTACCTGTAGGTGGACAAGTTGTAAAGTTCAAATTATTAACGGGTGATGAAGAGGTTAAGATAGCAACTCAATTAGAAAAGCAGTCACTTCGCGGTCATTCAAAAGGTGTTACTACACGGTTAAAACATCAAATTACGTGTATTGATGGAAACGCAGACTCAGCATACATTCATAGCTTTATAGATAATCAACTAATAGCTAGAGATTCATTAAAATTACGGAATCACATACTATCTATGAGTCCTGATATCGACTTAGCAGTATACGTTAAAAATGATGAATTTAACTTTGATGGTAAGGTTGTACTACCCATTGGGTTAGACTTTTTTTGGCCTGGGGCTTAACTATAAGCCCATAGTACATAAAGAGATATTCTTTCTCGTGTATAGTGGTGGTGGCGGCTATACATTCTCTGATGTATATAATATGCCTATATGGCTACGTAGGTTCCATATTAAGTGTATAAACGATACAGTTCAAGAAAAGAATGAAATTATCCAACAACAAAACAAAGAACTAAAGAGAAACGCCCGTAAAAGGTAGAATTCTGATATTTATAATATATAACTGAGAACAGGAGTATTATGAATTTACAGAAAATTGTAACGGGAATGTTAGGACTCTTCTTTGCAAAGAAGGGTATAAAAGCGCTTGCAAAAAAGAAAGCTTTAAACAATCCTAAAATCCAACAACGTTTAAAGAGTATCACAGCAGAATTTGAACAGCTTAATAAAGAGTTAGAGCAAGATTAATAACTTATGGCTAAGCAGGACAGAAAAGCGGATTTAAGTGCGTTAAAAGCGCAGGAAGCGAGGACAGAGCAGCTTATAAAAAAGCATGAATCTATCCTGGATCTGTATGTTAAACAAGGTAAATCAGCTGAAGATATTAATAAAAAAGCAAAGACTCTTGAGAATGCATATACTCGTATAGCTAAAATACAGGGTAAAGTACTAGGTATTGAGCAAGATATATCTAAAGAAGATAGTAAGCAGGAAAAATCATTAATCAGGCAGGCTACATCAGCTGGTAGTATATTAGCTATTACTGAAAAAATGAAGAGTGCTATTGGGTATATATCTACAATACAACGTAATACTGCTAACACAATGGGTGTAACTCTCAACAAAGCAGCAAAATTAAATAAAGAGATTGCCAAAGAGCTTAAGTTTGGACTAGAGACACAGACTAATCGTGAAGAAATATTACATACGATGCATGAGATGGATGATGTATTTAAGCAATCTAATATGTACTCTGCAAACCAAGCTAAAGATTTAGCTATAGTATCAAATAAATTAAACATATCCAAAACAGAGGCTGTAAAATTAACAGGTGCAATGCAACTAGTGGATGGAGCATCTTCAGAGACTGCAACCAACACATTAGTTTTAGCGAAAAACTTAGCGGATGCTAAAGGCGTTAAATTCGGCGCTGTTATGAAGGAGATATCAAAGTCTGGTAAAGATTTTGCAAACTGGTCCGGTATGAGTATGAAAAATATGATTCGTACAACTATTGAGACTAGAAAGATGGGGTTTGAATTAAGTGATGCCATGAATGTAGCTAATAAGCTATTAGATGTTGAAGGATCAATTGAATCTCAAATGAAGTTCAATGTGTTAACTGGTAAGCAAGCTAACTTCGATAAAGCTAGAGCATTGATGTTAGAAGGTAAGCATGCCGAAGCATTAAATGAAGTTCGTGACCAAGTTGGTGATATATCTAAACTCAATATATTAGAAATTAAATCATTAGAAGAAGCGACTGGTCTAACCCGTGAAAAATTAATGGTATCTACTTCGTTAGCAGAGAATGCAGCTAATGAACTTAATAGTGCAGAAGGTGCTACTGAAGCATATGAAGAAGGAAATGCGCAATTAGCTGAACAACTAGCAAGTAAAGAGCACGCAACAACAGCTGTAGAAATGATGGAGAATGCAGAGAAAAATATTAAAGATACGTTAGCAACACAGCTAAGCGATCAGAAAAAGATGAAAAGTGTAATGATGGGTATACAGATTGTGCAAGGTGCAATAGCAGCACTCTCAAGTGTTAAAGCTATTGCTGAATTAACTGCTATGTCTGCTATGACAGTTGGTATTGGTATGATAGCAACATTAGCTGCCGTTTCACTCGGTGTAGCTGCTTTAACTGGAGCATTTAGTAAAGCAAAGCCACCTGCAATACAGGATGGTATTATTGGATCAGATGGTGGTTTATTGGTATCAGGACCAAAAGGATCCATACAACTTGATAAAGATGATTCCATTATAGCAGGAACTGATCTAGGTGGAGGTGGAGGAAGCTCTGCTGTAGCTCAAAAACTAGATGTAGTAATACAATTATTATCACAGCAAAGAGTATTAAACGTATCAGGAACACAGTTAGCAGAAGTAATGGATTTAGAGCGTATACCAGTGGGGATGGGGTAAGACATGGCAATGAAGTTAAAAACAGCGGTAGCAGATCTTTATAGAAAAGTATCAGGTGTTCCTAAATCTGAGTTAAGATCTCAAGGTGAGATGATTAGACAGGATTGGAAAGGAAAGCCTGGCTCTGATTATCGTACAAAGTCCGCTATACTTAATGCACATAATTTAGTAGGTAACAAATTTAGACCAAAAGGTGGTAAAGCAACACATGCTGCATTAGATTTAGCTGCACCTCTAATTGGATCGTCTGATGTTGGTAGAGCAGCAATGACTGCAGCTAGTTTAGCGACGAGAGGCAATACCCCGTATTCTGAGTATGATAGAGCTAATCCATTCATTAGCACTAAAATAAATAGTATTGAACGTAAATATGGATTTGCGTATGATAATGAGCAATCGTTTCCGGTAGATAATAATGACAATCCAATTAACGGTGATTTTGCAGATTTAATACCTGTTCGGATCGGTGACTACCAATTCAGAGGAGCTATAGGTGGATTAACTGACTCAACAACACCTACTTGGACTGGAGCATCATATGCAGGTAGACCAGATCAAATTTATTCATATACAGGTGTAGAGAGAACAATATCGTTTGATTTAAAAGTATATGCTGTAAGTCATACGCAGATAAAAGATATGTATAATCGTGTAAATAAACTATACGATCTAGTGCGACCTACACAAGACGCACAGCCTAACAGAATGTCTGCACCATTCACAAGATTAACAATTGGTAATTATATACAAGAGCAAGTAATAATGACATCGTTAACCACTACACCTATGGAGGAGTTAGCGTGGGAAATAAGTAATCCAGAAACATCCTATCCTAGTAAAACGTTGAGCTTACTACATGATCACTCACTCGGATCAGTGCTATCTACTGCACCGAGCGCACTTATTACACAAAATGTAGGTATCCTCGACTCACCAGATCGATACGTAGTTCCTCGTGGATTGACTATGAATCTAGGATTTACAGTATTACATGATGCTCCTCCGACAACAGCCAATGCGGTGTTTAAAACGAGTAACTCGTCGAGGTATTAGTATGAAAAGGTATAAGCATAATAAAGTTAAACGTGATAATACAGGTTCGCGATATCGTGAAACAACTATATATCCAGGAAATATACCACGCCATGAAGATGATTTATACATATATGTAAAATCCGGTCAGAGACTAGATACTCTAGCTAACACATATTATAAAGATACATCTCTATGGTGGATAATCGCATTAGCTAATGATATAGGTAAGGGAACAATGTTCGTACCACCAGGAATGAGATTAAGAATACCAAGTAAAACATCTGACTTTATACAAAAGCTGAGGTAGCAAATGTCAAGTTATAGAGGAATAGTATTAGATTCAATACACCCTAATGTTAAAGCAGCGTTAGATGTAGAGACGTCGGGATTCACTCGCGAAGACCCTATATCGTATAAACATATCACTACACGTACTCCGTGGATGAGATCTGTACCATTTACAGTGCCTATAAATCCAGATGAAATGGAAATACCTGTACCTAAGTGGCAGGATTGGGTATTATATTCGCAGAAAGGTATATCAGGAGAGTCCACAACATTTGGAAGAGCTGGAGTATCAGGAGAGAGTACAGGGCTATATCGTAGTAATTTAAGAAACACTCCAGTCCCTGGAATTACAGGTATAACTGTTAGTAATAAAGGTGATTTAGGTACTATACGTCGAGCAACGCTATCTATTAAATGTTACCATGAAAAAGATTTACATGAATTAGAGATGATGTACATGGTACCAGGTGTTAGCATCTTACTAGAGTGGGGATGGTATTCAGATATAAAAAGTCAACAACCAATACCTCTAAGCGATTTACAAGAAGGTGGTGATATATCGAGCATTAATGCAATTCAAGAAGCATTATTGAAAAAAACATTAGATATTGATAGTTTATTAGTGCATTATAATGATAAAGCTTCACTAGAGACAAGTGCTGGCTTATATGATGGATTAATAGGTGTTGTAACAAAATTTAACTGGTCCAACGCGACTGATGGATCATATGATATACAAATTGATATAATTGCACCAAACAGTTTAACGTTAGGTGTACCGACAGATACATATAAACTAGGTGGTAATATCATAGACCCTGAATCAGCTGAAGAAACACCTGTTACAGATGTTGATGTAATTTACTATAAAATAAATACAAAGTCTTCTCGAATTGAAACAGGTCAATCTAAGCAAGCTATACACGAAAATGTAAGTGATGCAAGACAAGATACTTTAAATGAATTTACTGATGATTCAGATGCATTTCAAATACTAGCATCACCAGCAGGTCCACTATCACTCAATTCATTTGATCTTGCTAACGGGCTAGGATTTATTGAATTTTATGTAGAGAACGATCAACTTAAAGCAAAAGTTGTCGATAAAGATCCAGATCAAGCACTTGAAGAGGTGGAACATGAAGAGGAAGTGTATACAAGAAGAGAGTGGAAGATGGGATCTGGATCTCATAAACGTGGTAATAAACAAGAGGGAAAATGGGTTGATGTACCAGTGGAGAAGGGAGCAAAGGATGCAACTGCTAAAACGGTAAAAGATGGTACTAAAGATTTAGTGATAAAAGATGCTAGTGGTAAAATTCTATACAGTCAATCAACCTCAGTTTCAGGTCCCGGTGCTAGTGCAGAGGATACATTAAAGCGTATTATAGAAGATGCATTTGCAGAGCGATCTAACCAACTAAATGAGTCAGTTGATCATGCACAAGCTGCAGAGATTGATATTGCAAACTCAATAACTTACTCGATTAACGATGGTGAAAATTATTTATCATGGAAAGAAGTTAAATTTAATCTACTAAATAATAAAGAAAAAATTCCTGTAATGACTTGTAATGAAGGTATAGGTACTACTATTCCACGCGACCGCGAAATATCATTCATGTCAGATATTAATGAGATGGGAATATCTGTATATAGTGAGACATATGTTAGTTGGAGATTTATTGAAGAATATATTATCAATGAATTATTTATGCCGCGCTTGGAGGATGGTACTTTAGCAATTAAGTTTATGAGTATGCATCCACATCCTGTAGCATCAAACTCCGATGCAGATATTACAGAAGATGATGTTAAATATGAGAGTGTTAAAATAATTAATAATAAATTAATTAGATCACTAGATCCTAGAGTATGTATATTACCTGGTCAAGAAACAACTATTGCAGCTGAAGAAGCAGAGCCCCGACCATTACCGGGATCTGACCCACTAGTAGATATACATAACAAGTTTAATACTGACGAATCATACACAGAGGGATATGTACGTAATATACTGGTTAGTATGAACGTAGTTAGAGAGGCAGCTAAAGATGCGAAAAGTGTTAATGATTTTGCAATGGAGATCCTATCGCAAGTATCAGAAGCATGTGGCCACCCATGGGCATTTAAAGTGATTACAAACACAGCGTTACAACAAGTTATGATTATTGATGAGAATCATAAAGGAGATTATAAAGGGTTTAAAGAGGCTGCAGATCAAGGTGATACGGCGTATAGATTTTCCGGCATTGGTACAAATAATATATGTAAGGATGTTAAGATACAAACTAAATTACCGAGTGAGATTCAAACATTAGCTTATTATGCAGCTAGTGGAGCTGGCTCATCCACTGGAGCTGATATTAATATGTTTAAATTATATGGAGCTGGACTACGTGATAGATTAAAACCTAACTTTAAAGCTAATACAGATAGTAATGCTCGGAAGGAAGCTAAAGAGCAAAATGAGATAGCAAATACATGGGAGCGATATGTAGAGCTAGTAAAGAGAACGCGTACAGAGATAGTTGCTGGATTAGATAAGAGTAAAGCGTATAGAGAAGGCTCGCGTACAGCAGCTGAATTTGTGAAAACATTTATATTTGATTCATCTGACAATAATCCTTCATACGGTCCACCTATCCCGATAGATATATCTCTTACATTAAATGGTATATCTGGAATCTACATGGGTAATGCAATTATGCTAGATACAGTAGATGAAGGTGGAATGTTACCTTCTAGATATAAAAACATCGTCGCATTACAAGCCACTGCAGTTGATCAAAGTATATCAGCTGATAGTTGGACAACAAGTATAAGTACATTAATGAGACCAATCGGATCATTAAATCCGCCTAATGTTGTGACTCGACCACCTAGACCTATGCCACCAGAAGCTGTAACAGTAGCTCCGAATCCAGATGTGTTAGAGCAAATAAAGCCAAAATTAGTAGGATTTAAACAGTATCTAAACTATACTGGTATACCATATACTAATATGGTACCGCAACCCGAGCAGCGTTTCTATAAACTAAAAGGTAGTCAGTCAAATGGACTATTCAAAACACAGGGTGATGGAGAAGAATATTTTTCAGAATTAATATTCCCTGCTTTTGTTGCAATGGCTGCAGAAGCGAGTAAAGCTAGGGTACAGTTAATTGTTAATGATGGTTGGAGATCGTTTGAGAAGCAAGAGTATTTATATAATGGTCGTAAAGAGTATGTAGCACGCGGTGAGACAGGTGAAGTATTCCACCCAGCAGCTAGACCTGGTAACTCAAAACATCAGACAGGAATCAGTATTGATATAGATACAAATGATAATAAGCAGTATAAGTGGTTAGTTAACCATGCATGGAAATTTGGATTTAAGAGAAATGTAGCAGGTGAGCCATGGCATTGGACATATTTACCAAATCAGCAGATATATGGAGAGGGTCGAGGATTTACGCCTAAAGGGCACGAAACATGGAGAGATTTTGAGGTAATTTTATAATGGCAGATGATTTAGAAAAATGGGCAGCAAAGATACGTAAGTTAGAGGGTAGCAACTTAATGATTCAAAGGTACTCCATATTATCAAACAAAAAAGTAGATACAACATTCGTTGGAGTAACGCCGTATTATCCTAAACCTAAAGCGAAGGATTATAATAGAGGGTTCATGTATCGACATTTTGTTGTGAGGTATAATGGAGCTATTACAGAAATCAGTAATAAAGAAGCTAGTAGAAAGAAGAGTAAGTTACCTACTGGGTTATATTCTTATATAATGATTAAGTGGAGAATAGAGGACAGCACTACTATCCCAAAAGGTATGAGTACGCCAAGCTCAAACACGTCAGATGTAAATGAGTTTTATATACGTCAAGGTAGTAAGTCGTTATCAAAAAATCTACAAAAAGTATTCAGAGAGTACTTTTACGATTTAGAAGCGTTTAAGTTGTCTAGTTAAAAAACATTTCTTATATTTAAGTATTAATAAAGGTTTTGAATGATTGTAGATAACGATCAAATTTTATGTGAGCTAAAGTCACAATATATGGATTCTGAATCCATAGTTATACCGATTTACAGTGATGTCAACAAACATCGTGTATTCAGTCGTGTATCATTGCTGTATATCTATATAATAGATACGCAAAGAGAGTTTATCATCCCAATAAATCACTCCGATAAAATATTTAATATCACAGATTTAACATTCATTAATAATGATAAATTAACATATACATATAGTAGTGGAATAAAGAATGCGATAAATATAGATGCATTATATTATTTTTCAACATCCACGAACATTAAAACATCGGAATTATATACAACTGCACATACATATTATTATAACCGTTGCTGGAAGTTAAATAATATTAATGATGTAATTCCATTACTTAAGCATAAAGAGTATTGTACTAAAATTAAAGATATAGTATTACCTATACTACATTTATGTAAAGAACCTGGATTTAAAGAGTATAATGAAGTAATGTTGCCACAATTAAAGCAGATTGAATCTGCTGGACTATATACAGTCGATGGTATTTTAGAACACACAAAATATAATCCTTGGTCTATTACAGGTCGACCTAGTAATGCATTTAATGGTATAAATTACGCTGCACTGAATAAGGATGATAGAACAAGAGAGCGGTATGTTAGTAGATTTGATGATGGTAAATTAGTTGAGTTCGATTATGATGCATATCACTTGAGATTGATTGCAGATATAATTGACTATAAACTACCAGACACATCGATTCACGCATATTTAGGAAAGTACTATTTTGATAAAGAGTTGCTAACAGAAGATGAGTATAATGAATCTAAATCAATAACGTTTAAGATATTGTATGGAGGTATTCCAGCGGAGTTCGAGAATATACCGTTCTTTAGTCATATTAAAAAGTATATTTTTGAAATTTGGGATATTTATAAGCGTAAAGGTTATGTAGAGACACCGATATTTAAACGTAAAATCTATAAAGATAATTTAAAGAATCGTGATATAAAACCACAAACATTATTTAATTATATAATACAAGCTGTAGAGACGGAGCAAAATATTAACGTTATCAAAAATATACATGAGTTCTTAGACGATAAGAAGAGTAAGCTTATACTATATACATATGATGCGTTATTATTTGATGTTCATCCATCAGAAGCTAATATATTAACTGAGATCTCGAAACTAATGAAATTCCCTGTTAAATGTAAGACGGGAAGAGATTATAAAAATATAAAGGCCTATGATTTTGAGTTGCTACTCTGATATTTATAAGTAGGAAAATTATGAAATATTTTATACAGAAAGCATTAGCAGACTGGGCGTATCGTGTAAACGACGGTTGTCCAGATCCTCATAATAGAACACATATACAAGTATTGGAGGGTGTTCTACGACAATATGGTTGTACTGAAGAGTTTATTTCTGAGTATGTTCCACGGGTGCACAATCCACAACTAACTGAAGATGGTGATGATGATAAATATGTGCACAAAAGCAGTGGTGTGTATGTTAAGAAAGGTCAAGAAGATAATGAAGATGCAACCAGGTATGAAAAAACTGATGATGGTAAGTATAAAAAGAAAGAGGGTGACGGAGAATCAGGTGAAGATGATAGAGATTATAAGCAAAAAATGCTTTTAACACCAGAACCTGGATCTGATGCAGCTGAAGAAAAAGATAAAGAAGGTAGTGAAGCTGATGAAACCTCATCAGATTCTAAATCAACATTTGAAAAATTAGAACCTAATAGTAAAGAGAATACTGATAAGAAAATTCAAATAAATAAAAATTTAAGTGAAAACTTAAATTTCATTGAAGAAAATTATGATAAAGTTCGTTTAAAAACAGGTGGTGGTTCTAACTCACCATCAATTCAAGATGTAAAAGATTTAAAAGAGTTTACTGAAAAACGTATGGCTCAAAATGAGAGAAGAAAAGAAGCACTTGAAAAAGGTGAAGAATTCAACGAAGAAGTATATGTACACCCATCAATTAAACAAAGAAACATACCTGATAAGACTGTTGATAAAGCAATGGATTATTTTGAAAACAAATTAGGTGATAAAGAATTCGGTAAATTGCTAAAAAAGTTTTCAGCAGGTGGAGCAGTACCAAGACACCTAACTAAAGTAACTAAACTTAAAAAAGGTGAAGAAGGTTATCCTGGTATTGATAAAAATTCACCAGGATATATAAGAGCAAAGAAAGTTTTAAAATTATATTTAAAAAATGATTGTAAAAGTCCTGTAACAGGTAAACCACTTCCATTAAGTCATATGGAGCCGGACCATAGATTACCATTTACAACTGCCGAATCGGATATTGTAGAATCAGGTAAATATAAAGGATTAAGTTTAAAAGCCAAAAAACCAGCTGATGGTAATTCATTACAAGAAATAATGAAAAAACGAAAAGATGAACTTACCGATACAGAAAAAAATATTGTAAAAGATTTAGAACCATTACAAGCTAAGTATGATGATCCTGATACTAATATGGATTTAATGGCAGGTCCTGTAAATCAATTCAAGAGTGATTTGATTGATGATAAATTACTGAATTCAATTAGAAAAAAGTTATCAGAAAATCCACAAGAAAAGAAATTACAAAATGAGTATAAAACTCTTAGAAAAAAATTAATTAGAGAACATCATGCTGATAAAGTTAGTAGAGGTGATAATCCACCATACAATGAGTACGATATCAGAAATGCAGATAGTACTGAAACTAACGCAATGATGAAGGCCCATAACTTTTATCATCCTGATGCAAAAACAATTACTGAGTTAGAGGGTGGAGACCCATCAAAAGGAATTCCAGCAGACCCTAATTATTATGATAAGGTAAAATCTTTTTGGAAAGATAAAGGAATTGATTTACCTGAAAACACAGATGATATTGATTTTGATAAAGAACCATTTAATAAAACAATGACCATATATGTTCAGGCTGGAAGAAGTAGAGGTGGTGCGAAAAGAAGAAGTAAAGGCGATGACCATACTTATATGATAGATGAATTTAAGAAAAATGGTTATTTTGGAAGTTCATTAGAAGATGATAAGGTACAGGAGAGAGTTATAGATAATGCTAGAAGGACAGTAAATAAACAATTGGATAAAAAAGAAATGGAAATCTTAAAAGTTCAGTTAGATGACCCTTCCATTACAGGTCGTAAGAGAGATAATCGACAAAAAGAATTAGATAGATTAGAAAAACTCTATGCTAACGATTAAATACGGAGAGAATGAGTGAGAACGCAATTACTATGCACATTCACAACAGATAAATCTGTTCGAAAAACAATAGATCAAATAGTAGATAGCTATGATATTCTATACAATAAAATATTTGTATTACAAAATGTAGATAATACACGTGAATTAATGTGTACATATAATATTGAACGAAATCAAGATTACTCTATATTACAAAGTACCATATCATTACATCGTAAAAAGCAAACAAATACCTTATATACAATAAACGCTCTCAATCACTTAATCCAAGCACATAACAATGGAGTTCTAGATACTACATTTCAGTTAGATTGGGAAGGGTATCGAGATTGTGTATTGTTGACAAATGATGAAGGTTTACGTAGAATAGATACAGAAGTAGATGAAATAATCTACATAAAAGTGAAGAAAAGTTATTGAAATAGTTATTTACCCGAACTTTTCTTCTTATATTTAATTATAGAAAAAATGAATGGGGTAGCAGAACATACAGGACGAGTAAAGAGTAGCTAGTAAAATAGTTGCCTCCCTGATATATTCTTCTTATATTATCGTTAAGATTAAGAATAGTTACAATTAAAAAAGGTAGTTTATGAGCGTATTATCAAAAATTCAAAAGAGTTATCTTCAAAGTAACCAAGAGCTGACAGTTGAAGAATTTCTTAAACTTTGTAAGAAAGATCCTTCCATATATGCATCTCCCGCGGAGAGAATGCTAAAAGCCATTGGTGAACCAGTGAAGGTAGATACTAAGAGTGATCCAAAACTAAGACGTATCTTTAAAAATCAAATAATTAAAGTTTATCCAGCTTTCAAAGAGTTTTATGGTATGGAAGATACAATCGATAATATTGTGTCTTACTTTAAACATTCAGCTCAAGGATTGGAAGAATCAAAACAGATCTTATATCTTTTAGGACCAGTAGGAGGTGGTAAGTCATCATTAGCAGAGAAGCTGAAATCACTTATCCAAGAATTACCTATTTACGTTTTAAAAGTAGGCGATCAAATAAGTCCAGTATTTGAATCACCGCTAGGATTGTTTACAGATTATAAAGATGATTTAGATACTGAGTATGGTATTGCATCGAGATATGTCCCAAATTGCATGTCACCGTGGGCAACAAAAAGATTAGAAGAGTTGGAAGGCGATACTACAAAATTTAGTGTTGTTAAATTGTACCCTTCAATCCAAAAACAACAAGCAATATCTAAAACAGAGCCAGGTGATGAAAATAATCAAGATATCTCCACATTAGTAGGTAAAGTAGATATTCGTCAGCTAGGTGATTTTTCACAAGCAGATCCAGATGCTTATTCATTCTCAGGAGGACTATGTTTAGGTAATCAAGGGGTACTTGAGTTTGTTGAAATGTTTAAAGCTCCAATTAAAGTACTACATCCATTACTTACAGCAACACAAGAAAAGAACTATAAAGGAACAGAAGCAATTGGTGCTATACCTTTCAATGGAATTATTTTAGCTCACTCTAATGAGTCAGAGTGGGAAAAATTCTCAAATGATAAGAAAAATGAAGCGTTTCTAGATAGAATCTATACAGTACGTGTTCCTTACTCACTACGTGTAGATGAAGAAGTTAAAATTTACGAAAAACTAATTCGTGAAAGCTCATTAGTAAGTTCGCCATGTGCACCTAAGACTCTTGAGTTATTATCTGAATTCTCAGTAATGTCAAGGTTAGTTGAGCCGCAAAATTCAAAACTATATTCTAAGATGAGAGTTTATAATGGTGAAAATCTTAAAGAGACGGATCCAAACGCTAAATCATTACATGAGTATAAAGGTAATGCAGGTGTAGCTGAGGGAATGAATGGTATTTCAACTCGATTTGCTTTTAAAATATTATCTAGAGTATTTAACTTTGATAATGATGAGATAGCAGCTAACCCTGTTCATTTACTATATGTTTTAGAGAATGAAATTATTAGACAGCAATATCCTGAGGATGTAGAAGATCATTATCTAGATATTATTAAATCTACACTAGCTTCTAAATATGCTGAATTTATTGGAAATGAAATTCAAAAAGCATATATAGATTCATATTCAGAGTACGGTCAAAACGTATTTAATAGATATATCATGTATGCAGATCACTGGATTCAAGATACAGAATATCGCGACCCTGATACAGGTGAATTATTCGATCGTAAAATGTTAAACGAAGAGCTTGAGAAGATTGAGAAACCAGCTGGTATTGCTAATCCAAAAGATTTCCGTCATGAGGTAGTTAACTTTACTTTAAGAGTAAAAGCCAAAAATAAGGGTAAAACGCCAAAGTGGGACTCTTATGAGAAATTAAAAACAGTAATCGAGAAGAAGATTTTTACAAATACTGAAGATTTACTTCCAATTATTTCTTTCGGGACTAAGACATCAAAAGACGATGAACGAAAGCACTCAGAATTTATTGAGAGAATGAATAGTAGAGGTTACACTAGAAAGCAAACCAAATTAGTTGTTGAGTGGTACATGAGAGTTCGCAAAACATTATCTTAGAGAATAGTGTGTTATGGCAAATATAGTAGATAGAAGAAAGAACACCAGTGGGAAATCCACAGGAAATCGGCAACGGTTTATTAAACGTATGGAAGGGCACATTAGAAGAGCTCTTCCAAACGTGATTAGTGATGGCTCTATTCGAGATATGGGTAAGAAGGGTGGTACAATTAAAGTACCTATCAAAGGTGTAAGTGAGCCAGAGTTTGTATATGATCATGAATCAGGTAAGAAGGAAACTGTAAGACCAGGTAATGATAAATTTAATCCAGGGGATAGGGTTAAAAAGCCGAAGAAAAACGGAGGTGGCTCAAAAGGTAGTAAAGGTTCAAAAGACATGGAGCCTACTGAAGATGCTTTTACTATTATCTTAACTAAAGATGAATTTCTAAAGTACTTTTTTGAGGATTTGGAACTACCTAA